GCGACAGCGTGCTGGCGAGCTTCCTCTATCTGCCCGGCACGCTCGATCAACGGATCATGCGGGTCTTTCGACGGAAGGCCGTCGAGATCGCCGCATTACAAGGAGACGACTTCAATGCAAGTGACGCTCACTTTCGATCTGAACACGGTGGTCGGGGAACAACTGCTCGCCCAGCTGCAGGCGCTGCTTAAACCGGGCCCTATGCTGGGACCAATTCCGCTGGGACCGGTCCCCTTGAAGGACCATCCGGCGATCGCCGCGACCCCCGTGGTCCCCGTGGTCTCGGATCTCCCCGATCTTCCGGCGGACAAAACCAAAGCCGACACGGTCTTAGCGAACCGGCAAGCCGCGGCCGCCAAAGCGCGCGCAGCGAAGGACGCGAAGAAAGCCGCGGGACCTGCGCAAGCTCAGGCAGCTCCGACAGCCGTCGCCGCGCCTGAACTCAATGGCGCAGACCCGCTTGCGGACAGCGATCCGCTTGAGTTTCCCGAGGCCGCCAGCATGAGCCCCGGCGAGGCTCGCGACGCTGGCCTTGCGCTGGTCCGGCAAGCTTACGCCGCGGGGCGCGTGGCGGAAGTCAAAGCGCTGCAGAAGCAATGGCAGGTCGCGAAGTTCTACGACATCGCGGTCGAGCAGGGCCATGCGTTCTACGCCCAAGCCATGAAGCTCGCTCAAGCCGCGGGGCTGCAGCGATGAACTATCGCAAGATCGTGCAGATAGCGGTGTCGGCCGACACCGTATACGCGCTTGCCGGCGACGGCACGGTCTGGTGGTTGCATGCCGAGAATGATTGGCGGGTGCTGCCGCGCTTGCCGGAGCCAGTCGATCGCCTCCCCTTGAAGGACCATCCGGCGCGAGCACAGCCGCTCGATCCGGGTGCGCCATGAGTTATTACGCGCCTTTTAAATCTTACGAGGAATGGCGCGAGCACAAGCGTTTAGCCTGGCATGCTGCAAATGATGCGCGGGTTGGGAAGCAAGCCGAGCGGCGGCGGCAGCGGCATGCTGCCCTGCAGCACGATTTTGCGGCTTATGGCGGGCGCGATAATTGGATTTGGCATCAAGGCCAGACACGCACCTTCGCATCAATTGCGGATGAGATTGGTCTCAGTCGCGAGCGTGTGCGAAACATTTTTGATCAAGCGGATCGTCGCAAAGCTTGGCGCGCGACGATCGCGCCTTTCGATCTTGTCAGACGGGACACGAGCCGCCCGCTCGATATGGGCGGTCCGCGCGATGTTTGGCTGACGTTCTACCCGTCCGCCGATCCGCGCGTCGACAACATGGCGCCGGTTGATCCCGAGATCGATTTAAGGGCGCTGAAATGACCGAGCACTCTCTGCTGGGCGCATCCGGCGACTATCGTTGGCTGGCTTGTCCCGGCAGCTACGCCTTAAGCAAGACCGCGCCGCATCGGCCGTCCTCGATCTACGCCGCGACCGGGACCTTGGCGCACTCTTATATCGAGAACGCAGTCAAGGCAGGCAAAGCCGAGCTTGACCCCGGCACGCTGGGCGAGATGTGGCAGGCCGAGGGGCATATCGGCGTCATCGATCAGGACTTCATCGATGGCGTCAACGTGATGCTCGCTTATATCAACGTCCCCACCGAGTGGAAGCGGGTCGAGTTTCGCGTCGACCTCGATCGGTATTTCCAGCGCAGCCCGCCGCCGGAGCCGTTGTTCGGCACGGTCGATGCGGCACTGCTGCACGATCGCGAGACCCTGGAGATCGTCGATTACAAGAACGGCGCGGGCGTCGTGGTCTCGCCGGTCGAGAACCCGCAGCTGCTCTATTACGCCGCGGGTGTGATGCTGCATTTGCCGCCCGCGCAGCGCGAGCAGGTGCAGGTCATAAAACTTACCATCGTGCAGCCGCATGCGCCGCGCGCCGCGCCGGTGTGGTCCTGGGAGACGACGCCCTTGGATCTGCTGATGTGGATCGACGATGTGCTGGTCCCGGGCGTCGAGGCTTGCGCGCAGCCCGATGCGCCGTTCAACGCCGGGGCCTGGTGCAGGTTCTGCCCGGCCGCGCATGCTTGTCCCAAGCTCCATGAGGCTGCAGTCGCGATGGCACAGCATGAGTTCGCGCCTTTCATCGAGGCACCCCTCGTCGAGGTAGCGGGGGCGGCGCCATCGCGGCAACTCGCGGATGCGCTTGATCTTGCCGAGCTGGCGCAGCTCTGGATCGATCGCGTCCGGGAGTTCGCGCTCGATCGGCTCAAGCATCAAGAGCGCATCCCGGGCTGGGGCCTGGTCCCGACACGTCCATCCCGCGTTTGGCTCGACGAGGTTGCAACGGTCGCCACGCTATCCGATCGTCTTAGCGGCACGCTGCTCTTTGAAAAGAAGTTGCGCTCGCCAGCTCAGCTAGAGAAGGAACTTCAACGCGCGCACTGGCCGGTGAGCTGGGACGAAGTCGGTCCGCTCGTCGAAGCTCGTTCAACAGGCGTGAAGTTGGCACGGATCAACGACGCCGGAAAGGAGTTCAGCGATGTCGAGTAACAAGCCTGAGCTACGCGAGCGGCTGACCAAGATACTCGCGCTCACCGAGCACGCCCGGGACGAGCTGGAAAGGCCCTTGATCTGGGGCGAGCCGCCGACCGATGCGCCCGCCGAACTCAACGAGGCGATCCTTGAAATGAAGCGTTTGTTCGATCTGGGCCGCGTCTGATGACCGATCCTGGCTTTTACTCACCGACAAATCGGTCTCGGCCGCCCAAATGGTGGATCGAAAAACACTGTGGGAGTGAGTGGCTTGAAAAACACCCGCTCAGTTCGCTCGATCTCGATCCCAATCTGCTTGCAGCCTCAAACGGCTTGTCCCGGATGCGCACCACGAAAAAACCTCCGCGGCCGTGGGGACCGCTCGCAACGGTCCTTGCCTTCATGCTGCTGGCGTTCGCGATCACGATGTTTCTTTTGACCGTAGCGGGGCTGTTCTGATGACGGCAGCGCAAGCTAGTTCGATCTGCGAGACAGCTGCGGCGCTTGTGAGCGGCGAGCGCGCCAAGCAATACGGCGACGCGCTCGTCTGCTTGCAGGCGATCGCCGAGCTGTGGAACGCGATCATCGTCGTGAAGTACCGCGCCACGCCGCAAGCGCCGTCGCTGACCGCGCTCGATGTCGCGAACATGCTTGAGGCCATGAAGATCGCCCGCCGCTACGGCGGTATCCACAATCTGGATAACTACGTCGACGGCGCAGGATACGCCGCGCTCGCCGGTGAGATCGCCGAGACGATGCACAAACCTATCCACAAGTCCACCAATGGAGTGACCCCATGACGAGCGTTCAAACCCCGGTCGGTATCCTCTCCTTCCCGAACCTGTTCACGCCGCGCCCGCGCGCGCCCGGCGGCGAGCCGGTCTATCAATGCTCGCTGCTATTCGACCAAGCCGCGCAAAAGGATCCCGCCTATCAGGCGCTGCGCAAGGCCGTGGCCGAGTGCATCGATCAGACCTGGGGCCCGGGCAAGAGCCAGGACCGGGCCTTCCTCGCCACCCTCAAGACGCCGTTCCGCGATACCGCGGAGAAGAAATACAAAGGCTACGAGATGCCCGGCGGCAAGTTCATCAGCCCGTGGACCAAGAAGCGCCCCGGCGTGATCGACGCGCGCAAGAATGAGATCACCACGCCCGAGGACGTATGGCCGGGACAAGGCGTGCGCGCGATGGTGTCGGTCTTCTCGTACACGACGCCGCGGCTGGGCGTGAGCTTCGGGCTCGACAGCATCCAGGTGTGCCGCGTCGACGGCGAGCGGCTTGATGGCCGCGTCGACGCCAAGGACGCGTTCAGCGAGTACACGGGACCAGGCGCGGCGGCGGTGATGGCCGACGAAGACGTGCCTTTTTGAGCCGATAAAGTGGCTGCGACACATAACCAGGAGAGCACTTATGGAAATGGAAACGCCTTACATTCGCTGCTGGGCACGAAGCCAGAGCGGGCTGCGCGTATATTTCGCGTCGACATCGCTTGTCGGCCAGCGCTTTCGCTTCGCGCTTGAAGGCAACAACTTGCTGCTCGATCAAGTGCCCGAGGACGACAGGACCGGCAATCTGGTGCGGGAAAGCACGTCGGTTAATACCAGCGAGTGGCGGACGTATGCGCTGTGCGGCGCGAGGATGCTGCAGCCGGTCAAGATCATGCCGGAAGGCGGTCAGGGACGGTTGGCTTACGTCATTCCGGATATTCCGGACCTTCACATGCGCACGCGCAGCGAGGCTTTACGTGAGATGCCCATGTCACCACAACGCCTCGTGGGGCCGTCGGGATCACGACATGCGCCGCCGCTGTACGTGCCCGCGTCCTCGCCTCCCGTGGTGCCTTCGCCTGAGAGCTTAGGGCTGGTCGGCAAGAACGGCTCTGGTCAGCTCGCCAGCATGCACGACTATATGTGCAACGTCATCACGGCTATCGATAAGATGGAGGGGACCAGCCCTTATCGTCTGGTCAAGGGCGGGAACGGCTGGGCTTGGCGCGCTCCCGATATCCGGCCCAAGGAATAAACCGCATGTTCGGGATCGCATGATCGTTAGCCTCGATGATGTCACCGAGTACCCGC